AGTCCCGGAACGTGTATTGCGTTTTCATGACCGGGTATTTTATGCCTCCAAAGTCGTTTCTCAAAAGTATATCTTGTCCGGTCCGTATATCCTGCGGAACGTCCTGTAATGGTTGTACAATTTTTTGGAGTAGCAATTTGATTAGAGTTCCGGCCAAATGTTATTGTGTAATAAACCGCAGCTTGATCCCCTGCATTCTTTTCAAATATACCTCCGACCTCATAGGCCTCCCAAACATACACTTTTGCATACATGGTCATATCAGTACTTACCCAAACACTTTGATTAAAAGGAGGAGTACCGTTACCGGCAGGAACGTGAATATAAGGGTTTGATGTTCCCGGTCTTACAAGTGTTTTTGGCCTTAATGCCTCATTGTAAAACGGTCTAAGGTTAAGTATCCCAACTCCTTGAGGATTAGGTTGCAGGGCGACAGATACCGACGTACCGTTGCCGGTTAGTATGTCAGATATATACACCTCACAAAAGTATCGAAAGCCGGGTTGAGAAGTTTGATCACTTCTTGCAATGATAACATTGTCAATAGATCCCTTACAAAAGTAGTCGCCTGTTAAGTTCGCCTTGTTTATGTATGCCGTGATAGCCATTATTTTGCTTTTATTATTCTAAGTTGGTTTAATAGTTCTATTCTGATGTCCTCACCTATTGCCTCCATGATCTGAGGATTGTATATTGGTAGCAATTCGAGGTATGCGTCCCGGAAGTAATGAACACCGACACGTCCCCTGTCCTCAATACTCTTTGCAATAGCGAATGCTATGGACCTAAGTTTTGCCTCACTTGGTTTCTGCACGAAACGTCCGTTAAGATCCCGGAAACGCAAAGGCTTGTTATTCATCCACTCGAGTATTGCAGAGGACGGAGGTCTCTTAGCGTTTGGCAACTCACCTGCACCCCTTGTCGGCATAAGTGCTTCGTCGTTAGTCGGTGCCTTTCCACCCTTTCCGAACTGTCCGTGTTCAATTACGGCTGCATATTTTTTTGCACTACCGGTAGCAAAAAAGGACAATGTTAAGTCGTCCTTTACTACACCCCTCAAACTGTTTTTAAGGTTACCGGAAACAACCGCACGGTTATTTATGCGACGGCCATTAATGGTGTACGATCTCGATGCACCTAAATTTTGTTGTGCACGTTCGACGACCTTATCTGCAAACTGTTGCAGGAGTCCCCTCAGTACTTTATACTTATCCATTGCAGAATATTGTGTATGCAGTATTAGGATCCTCCGACAGTAATTGAGCAAAGGCATCTATGCCTTTAACGGTTAAGGCCTCTCTGAAAACAATATAGTCGTCGCTATTGTCCCAACCAAAGACAATAGTACTACCGTCTAATTGATACACATACAATCTTAGGCCGTTTTCTATTTCAATTATTTCGTACCTCATATATTTTTAATTACAAAATTGGCCCCACGTAATACTCCGGTATTTCCACTTGCTTGAACACTTAAACTATCACCTGCCGAATAATTAACCGATACTGATTGTGAATAATAGCCAATAGCGGATCCGGTAGCAATAACAAGTGTTGGAGTCTGATTAACTTGATTTTTACGCAATGCTAAGGTAATGGACACCGGTGCTATTATATTGTTTACTACTCCGAATGAAGTAACTTGTGCACTGTGTCCAAATACATAACGTTGATTATTGTCATTGCCTCCTTGCCATGCAGCTACTCCGGGACAAGTAAACCATGATAAAGCGTTCATTGTAACAACAGTGCTACCACCGCATAAAGTAACCTTATTCGCAGTATCTATTGCCGTCTGAGTAGCAGTACTGATTGGCTTGTTAAGGTCACTCGTGTTATCCACGTTACTGAGTCCGACGGCCGTCTTATTCAACGTTTGAAAGGTCTTGTCACCTCGATAGTATTGAGACGTTGTACCGGCCGTAATGACTGCCTCCTTAGTACTGTCTAAGTGGTTTAATGCGTTACTGACTTGCGTTCCGGTTACTGAGGAGTCATTGTTTACCTCTGAGGCATGGACGGGTTGGTGTTGCCACTTATTAGCCGTCCCTTTATATATCCAAACATCATTGTCCGACGGATTTCCACTCTGAAAGTCATGTCCGTGTACCCTGTGCACCGTGGGATCCGGATAAGTTCCGGTTAAGTCCCCTCCTGCCGATCCCGACGGTGGCAGGGTAGTCGGTATAGTCGGTTGGTTTATTAAGTCATTATAGTCACCACTCGTTGCGACGTCTGATAAGTTTGGCTTATTAACTATTTGATTGTCGCCTGTCGTTGCAGTATAGTCGATTACTCTTTGACGTGTTTGATATCCCGGTCCTAATTGTAGCCAATACGTTGTATTACTGACGTCGATACCACTGTTTTGCGCTAAGCATCTATAAACATATCCTCCACTATAAACAACGTCTCCAATTTGATATTCATTCCCCAATACTGAGGAACGTTCGGTGTCAATACTCGGTGCAGTTAATGACTGAGTTGGAATGTTAATTAAGTCGTTGTAGTCACCCGAAAACAACGTTGGTAAGTTAATGAGGTTATTGTAGTCACCGCTAAATGCCACCTCAGATAAAGATCCGGAGTCAACCTTTAATGCAAGTCCGTCTTGGACCAATAGAATGTCCCCTAACATAGTTTGGATCAACGTGCATCCGGCAAGGTCCTCACAAGTAAAGCCGTCGTCTATACCTCCGGGATTGCTTGGGTTGTTTGTATAGTCTCCCGGTATAGAACACGCATCAAAGTCATAGTCAAGATTAAGGACTATATTCATGCGTACTCCGGACAAGACGTGTGTTGTCTCCATGATAAACGGCTCACCGGTTGGACTATTGCCAAGTTCGACGGAGTCACCAAACAAGTTGCCGTTCTTTATTGCAGCGATTAGGTCTGAGGCAATTAAATGACAGTCACTAATGACCTCCCTTTGATATCCTGTCTTATCCTCCTTGTCTCTTGGAAGATCCATGATAAACACGCTGAAATTCCAAGACTTGATCCCGGTAGCGAAACTGAAACTGTCTGCCACTACGTGTAACCAAGGATATTCGCCTTCCTTATCAAGGTCTGCACTGTCGATTTGTTCGTGCGTAAACTTCCGGATCTGAAAGTGACCGTCTGCAAATACCTTAAAGGTATTAATGATCACGTTGTATGTTTGATTGACACTGCTCATGTCTCTAAGTATGAATTACAATGATTTTAGATTGCTTAACTCTGCTTTGTCAAGTTGATAGTACCCAATATAAAACAAGTAACTTGCCGGAAGTTTTAACAGTTCAACGGCCTTAATAGGATCATCCTTAGCAAGAACAAGGACAAAGTGCAACCATCCGTACCGCTTGATCAACTCACTCTCTGCACTAAAGCCTCCACCTCCTCCTCGATCTCCGTCACCGTCTGAGTCAAGATCTCTTGTAGTTCCGTCTGCAATGAGTCGAGGGAACTGTTGAGCAAATTGTTTCTTAATAGATAAAAAAAAACCATGACACCGTTCACATAGTCAATAGGTAGGTCCCTCATGAGTTCTGCGTTCTCACGGTGTTTCCCTGCATCATAGTCCTCGATCTTATATTTAGTACCAAACCTTGACACAATAGGACGGTAAAGAATGGCCATGATTGACGGCAATGACTGAGGATACTTTTTCATGTGTCCAACTAAGTCAATATACTCTGCCATGCTCATATCTTTAAGATAGTTGTGGAAACCAAACTCAATACCGTTGATTTTAACCTCCTGTTTGAGCACGTTCCTCATAGTATTAAGGCCGGTAGCAAATGATGTCACCTTGGCCTCTATTTCGCTTATTGGGACGGTTAGTGCCTCCTCCCTTTCCGATCCTGTTATTGCACAATACTTATCCACGTCGTCTGAGGCAGATAGGTATTTCAAGTATGTGTTAAGTGTGGTCATGTTATATGAGTGAGTCAATTACTATTTTGAAAGGTCCTCCGTTGTCACCTACGTGTTCCATCTTCTCGATATACCCACGGCCCTTACCCTGTGTTTTCAAAAAGAATATAATTGAGGTCGTGTCTCCTCCCTTAATCTTAGAGAACAACATTGCCTCTGCAAAGTCAAGGGCAATATCCTTGATGGCATTAACCTTTGCCCGGTAGTCAGTATCCGTGTCGTACCACTCATAGTGAGTACTTCT